CTGCGCGCCATCAGTACCCAGTACTTGCGCATATGACTGTAAGCATCACACCCACCAAGGACCACCCGGTCCCATACGACCTCTCTGCTGAGGTTGTGGATACTCTACTCGACGAAATGGCCCTCGCTGCCAACACCGCTGAGCTGCAGAACGCACTCGGTGCACCCCTTACGCTTGGTCCTGAAGACACTACCCGCGAGCAAGCCCTGCTTAAAGAAGTGGTTGAGAAGGGTAAAACCAAGAATCTTACGCAGCCCAACACGGCCTTTGCTGCCGCTGCCTTCCTGCGTACGTACGGTGCGCAACTTGCCCTTGATGTAGCCGCTGCTAGGGCCGCCATTACCAACAAGCTGATGGAGCTTGCCAACTGCGGGGACCCCAAGTACGAGCTTAAGGCGCTTGAGCTGCTCGGTAAGCACAAAGACATCAGCCTGTTTACCGACCGTAGTGAGATTACGATCAACTATAAGGACCCGGCTCATCTCGAAAATGAGATAAAAGAGCGTGTGAAGCGGTTGATGAATGCCAGCGTGGTGGAGACCGTGCCTAACGGGGCGGCGCTGGATGAGGAGCTTGGAGTGTTCGAGCACCCCAACGAGTCCCTGTACCAGCTTAAGGAAGAACTCGACATCCCTGCGGTGTCAGAGGACGACGTTGATGACGTCTGAGCGACTAAACGACATATCGCTAAAAGACATCCCGAGCATCCTCTCGTTACTCTCCGTGCCTGAGCAGGAGCTGTTACTAGCCCAGTTGACCAAGCTGGAAGCCTTGAAACACAAGGGGCAGTGCAAAGATCGGTTCCTCACCTTCGTCAAGCACGTCTGGCCTACGTTTATACACGGTAGGCACCACGCCATCATGGCAAATGCCTTCGAGCGGGTGGCCAGAGGAGAGCTGAAACGCCTCATTATCAACATGCCACCCCGGCATACCAAGTCAGAATTTGCCTCTTACATCCTGCCTGCGTGGTTTTTGGGGCAGTTTCCGCACAAAAAGGTCATCCAGTCGTCCAACACGGCAGAGCTGGCACAGACGTTCGGTCGAAAAGTAAGAAACTTGGTGGATTCCGAGGCTTACAAGGAGATTTTCCCTGAGTTGGTGCTGTCCGCAGACTCCAAGGCTGCTGGGCGATGGGATACCAACAAGCAAGGTACCTACTTTGCCATCGGTGTAGGCGGTACGATGACCGGTCGCGGTGCCGACCTCATGATAATCGACGATCCGCACTCAGAAGCGGAGGCTGTGGCTGCTGAGACTAACCCAGAGGTCTACGATAAGGTGTATGAGTGGTACACCTCAGGTCCAAGGCAGCGTCTGCAGCCGGGCGGGGCCATCGTCGTGGTCATGACCAGATGGAGTCAGCGGGACTTAACAGCCCAAGTGCTTAAAGCAGAGGCCCAGAGGGGTGGGGATACGTGGGAAGTCATTGAGTTCCCGGCGATTTTGCCCTCTGGCAACGCGTTGTGGCCCGAGTTTTGGACCCTCGACGACATGCAGAAGCTCAAGGAGACCCTGTCTAATGCCAAGTGGACGGCCCAGTATCAGCAGAATCCCACGTCGGATGCCTCTGCTATTATCAAGCGCGAGTGGTGGAAGCAGTGGGAGGAAGAGGACCCGCCGGACTGTGACTACATCCTGCAGGCGTGGGATACGGCGTTTGAGGCCAACAACCGGGCTGACTTCTCGGCGTGTACTACGTGGGGGGTGTTCTACCAGAACAACGACAAGGGTGAAAAACAAGCCAACCTCATCCTGCTTAACGCCATCAAGGAGCGAGCAGAGTTCCCTACACTTAAGCGGCTGGTAGTAGAGCAGTACGACGCCTACAAGCCCGACTCGCTCATCGTTGAGAAAAAGGCGTCAGGTGCACCACTCATTTACGAGCTACGAGCCATGGGTATACCGGCACAGGACTACACACCGGTGCGTGGTACGACAAACAACCCCAACAACAAGATGGCCCGACTCAACGCAGTATCAGACCTATTTGCATCTGGTATAGTATGGGCACCAAATACCTCGTGGGCGGAGGCGGTCATCGACGAGGTGGCGAGCTTTCCGGCTGGTGAGCACGATGACTATGTGGATACGTGCATTATGGCGTTGCTGCGGTTCAGGCAGGGAGGGTTCCTCCGACTGCCCAGTGACGAGCCCGAAGAGCAGCGCTACTACAAACGGCGGAGAGAAGGTTACTACTAATGAGCGCGGTTGAGTGGCTGCAGCAGCATGTGCCGGGCTTAACCCTAGAGGTGAGACAGATGGCTAAAGCACGCTTGGAAGTGTGCAAGCAGTGCCCGAGGCTCATCCAGCTCACTGGCCAGTGCAAAGAATGCGGCTGCATAATGCCGGTAAAAGTGTTTCGTAAAAGTGCAGGCTGCCCACTGGGTAAGTGGGTCCCAACGGAGTAATTATGGCAATTGAAAAAGGTCTGTACGCCGCCCCCATGGGGCTGGAAAGCGAGCCCGGTGAGGCGCTCGAAATTGATATCGTGAACCCCGAAATGGTCACCTTGGCCGACGGTAGCGTGGAGATCACGCTGATGCCCGAGCCTGAGCTTGATGAGCTTGCTGGTGCGCCGTTCGATGCCAACCTCGCTGAGTACCTCGATGAGGGCGTGATGAGTGGCTTGGCCGACGACCTTATTGGGCTCATCGACGCCGATCGCAACAGCCGGAAAGACTGGGCGGATACGTTCGTCAAGGGTCTTGAGGTGCTGGGCTTCCGCTATGAGGAGCGTAGTGATCCGTGGCAGGGCGCATGTGGCGTGTACAGCACCGTGCTGGCTGAGGCGGCTATCAGGTTCCAAGCCGAGACCATGAGCGAGACGTTCCCCGCCGCAGGTCCGGTCAAGACCAAGATTCTGGGCGAAGCCACCCGGGAGAAGGAGGATGCAGCGCTACGTGTCAAAGGCGACATGAACTACGAGCTCACCGACGTCATGGTGGAGTACCGCCCCGAGCACGAGCGCATGCTGTACACCCTCGGCCTTGCTGGTTCGGCGTTCAAGAAGATTTACTACGACCCTGCCATTGGGCGCCAAGTGGCACTCTTTATCCCGCCGGAAGACGTGATCGTGCCTTACGGTGCGTCCCACATTGAGACTGCAGAACGTGTGACCCACGTGATGCGCAAGACCAAGAACGAGATCAAGAAGCTCCAGCAGTCGGGCTTCTACATCGACGTAGACCTTGGTGAGCCGACGCCGTATCACTCCGACATTGAGGAGAAGAAGGCTGAGGAGGGTGGTTACACCCTGACCGACGACGATCGCTATACCTTGTACGAGGTGCATGCTGAGCTTGTGATAGAGGGCTTGGATGAGGAAGAGGACGACGAGGTTGCCAAACCTTACGTGGTGACGATCGACCGGGGTACGAGCAAGGTGCTGGCAATACGCCGCAACTGGAACCCTGATGACGCTTTGATGTTAAAGCGCCAGTACTTCGTGCACTACGTGTATGTGCCGGGGTTTGGCTTTTACGGACTTGGTCTGATCCACATCGTGGGTGGCTACGCCCGTGCAGGCACTTCGCTGATCCGTCAATTAGTTGACGCAGGTACGCTGGCTAACTTGCCCGGGGGCCTCAAGACTCGTGGCTTGCGCATCAAGGGTGACGACACCCCCATCCCGCCGGGCGAGTTCCGTGACGTGGACGTGGCCAGTGGGTCGATCCGCGACAATATCATGACGCTGCCTTACAAGGAGCCGAGCCAGACCCTGCTGGCGTTGTTGAATCAGATCACCGAGGAAGGTCGCAGGCTCGGCGCCATCAGCGATATGAAAATCAGTGATATGAGCGCCAACGCGCCAGTGGGGACCACACTTGCCCTGCTGGAACGCACGCTGAAACCGATGGCGGCTGTGCAGGCCCGTGTGCATTACGCGATGAAGCAGGAGTTCAAACTCTTGCGCTCTATCATTGCTGAGTACGCTCCGACTGAGTACCTCTATGTACCTGAGCGCGGTGAAGCCCGTGCAAGGCAGGAGGACTATGCAATGGTCGAGGTCATTCCCGTCAGCGACCCCAACAGCAGCACCATGGCGCAGCGTGTAGTGCAGTACCAAGCTGTGCTGCAAATGGCCCAGAACGCCCCGCAGATATACGACCTGCCGCAGCTGCATCGCCAGATGATCGAGGTGTTGGGCATCAAGAACGCCGACAAGCTCGTCCCGACCAAGGACGACATCAAACCTTCTGATCCGGTCAGCGAGAACATGGCAGCGCTGGTGGGCAAACCCATCAAGGCGTTTATGTATCAGGATCACGACGCCCACATTGCGACTCACCAAGCGTTCATGCAGGACCCGCAGATTGCAGCGTTCATCGGGCAGAATCCAGCGGCGCAGCAGATTATGGGGGCCTTGACCGCCCACATTGCAGAGCATATGGCCTTCGCCTACCGCAAGCAGATAGAAGAAAAGCTGGGTGTGTCGCTGGCCGAGCCGGGCAAGGAGATGCCGGAGGAAGCCGAAGTACTGCTGTCGCAGGTTATGTCGCAGGCGGGTATGCAGCTTACGCAGCAGAAGCAGGCTATGGCAGCGCAACAGGCGGCCCAGCAGCAACAGCAGGACCCGGTCATTCAGATGCAGCAGCAGGAGCTTCAGCTCAAGGGCGCCGAGCTCCAGCGCAAAGCAGCAAAAGATGCAGCCGACAACGCCTTGGCACAGGAGAAAGTGGACGTCGAGCGTCAGCGCATCGCCGCACAGACCGCCAGCGAGGCTGCGCGCATTCAGTCTCAACAACAGCAGGCTGCGCAGAAGTTGCAGCTTGAAACAGCGAAAGAGCTTCTCGGCATGGCCAAGGAGCAAACGAAGGAGCGGCAGACACCGCCCCCACAGTAAGGAGCTACATGCCTGTGAACAACACGCCGGAAATAAAGTGCAGTCAAGAGAAAGATCAGTTTGTTTTTAACTGCGAAAAATGCGGGCAGAAGCACTACCACTCAGCTTACGAGGGGCACAGAAGTTCCCATTGTGAGCCGGGGGCCTATCCCAACGGGTATATTTTGAAAAAGGCGTAACCATGGCTAAAACCGTCTTTGACGTGCTGGAAGAAAAGCTGGCTGCAGCGCAGCGGGCCTCAGAAGAATCCCTGACCGAAGGAGCCGCCAAAAGCTTCGA